ACTTAATGATGATGATTTTAAAAAAGTACAAAGTAATTTTAGAAAAATAGATTCAGGATTTAAAAAATTCTCAATAGATATGTCCGGTGTTGAACACGTATTTATACACGAGGAACTCGCAAATCAAGTGTTTAACGTGGTTGAAGAACCAACACCTGAACCAACACCTGAACCAATAACGATAAGTCCGTGGAAAAGATTTTTATCTAGGTTTAAAAGTAGTAGATCGTCTGTAAAGTGATTGTTTACTAATACCCATTTCCGATAATATTTCATACAAGTATTTCTTTTGAGGTTTTGAGGTTTCACTCACAATGATTGAATCACCTCTACCAATATCGATTAGGTAATCGTTAAGATTTTCTAAAAACCTACGGGACTCATCCTCATCTTTTAGTGAAAACAACTTAACATCAATATCGTTTTGAACAACAACTTTGTTATTCAGCCTTGAAATCAATTTGATTGAATTTTTAGGTAAGTATTTTTTAATAAACTCCTCCGTTGTGATCTTCTTGTTTTTACCCACATCAAATATCTTTTCAGATACCCTATATTTGTTTACTCTAATTATCTTATAATCAGGGTCATCTAAATTAACCAAAACCTGTCTACCAACCTCATCTCTCACATAAAGTTTTTCAAAATTATCATCCAATTTCTGAAGTAGGCAAAGTTCATAATCGCAAGGTCGAGCATTCTCAACACGAGTTTCAAATATAACAGAGTTACTCTCCTCAATAAGTTTTTTGTAGAAACTATCCGCACGTTCAAATGTCTTGAACTTGTTTATTATTTTCTTTTTTTCCTTATTCTTAAACAATACCACAAGGTAATTCATAAATTAAATATAATAATTTGTCTCAATAAATGAATAATGTAAATTTTTACGAGGTTTTAGGAGTGTCTGAAACAGCAACACAGGATGAAATAAAAAAATCTTACCGTAAATTGGCGAAAGAGAATCATCCTGACGCTGGTGGTAATGAAGAGGTATTCAAGAATATTTCAGGTGCTTACGATATCTTAGGTGATGAGAAGAAGAGACAACAATATGATATACAAAGAAAAAACCCGTTTGGCGGTAATGGGGACTTAAACGATATGTTCTCAAGTATGTTTGGGGGAAGAAGGTCAAACAATCAACAAAGACCCGTACATACGTCTAATATCACGGTAAACATTGGGGTTTTAGATTCTTATCGTGGTAATAAACACACTTTATCGTACAGAAGACAAAAAATGTGTGATCCTTGTAATGGAACTGGTGGCGATAAGAAAATTTGTCAGACTTGTGGTGGATCAGGAAATATTGTTAGACAAATGGGATCAGGTATGTTCGTCCAATTAGTACAGATGGCTTGCGATGGGTGTAATGGTACCGGACATAAATTAATTAACCCTTGTTTCCTTTGTAGTGGTATTGGATCAAGACCTGAAATGAAGAGTTTGGATGTACTTTTACCGCATGGAGTTGATAACGGACAATTTATAAGATTAAATGGGATGGGAGACTTTAAAAATGGATCCTATGGTGATTTGGTTGTAAGAATTGACCTTAAACCGCAAGATGGGTTTGACAAACTTGGTAATCATTTGATATATAACGCATTTTTGAATTTGGATGACATAACAATGGGTAATCTTAGGGTTCCACATCCAGATGGTGAATTAAGTGTTAAGATGCCAAGAAAAGTGGACACATCAATTCCATTAAGAGTTAAATCAAAAGGTTTTAGGTTAGATACGGTAGGCGATCTAATGATTAATCAATTTGTTAAATTTGATAGGGATTAAAACATAGATATAATATCTCTAATACAAGATACCATACCATAAATTCCAAAGAAAAAGAATATCCCACCACCGATCAAAACAAATCTCTGTGTGTTTTTAACTTTTTTACTTTCGCTACACGCTCTACATTTAACTTCTGTTGCTTTTTGGTCTTCCATAGTTATAATTTAATTGGGTTAGTATTGAAAATAAATATCAAAAATATTTTTTAATTTTTAACGCACTTTTTTAATTTTAATGATATTTATAATATATGAGTAAACCAGGAAGACCAAAAAAAAATGAAGAGAACAAAAAAGTTAAATACGGTATTAGTATTGATCGATATTTGTTTGATAAAATGAAGAATGAAAATGTTAGTGTGTCTAAATTCATTCAGATTTTAGTGAAAGAACATTATGAGAAAGTATAAAGTTAATGAGCATTTCTTTGATAGTTTAAATGAAAAATCAATATATTGGCTTGGATTTTTATATGCTGACGGATTTGTTAGAATGAAAGACGGAAAAAGTGGTGAGATGAAGTTAAAACTAAAAGATACTGACAAAAATCACATCCAAAAGTTTTTATTAGATATTGAAAGTGATGCTCCGATAAAATGTGGGATTGATAATAAAAGTAAATTTTGCTCAGTTTCCGTTAACTCAACTTATATGGTAAAAAAATTATTTAATTTAGGGTGCGTGGAAAAAAAGACACAAAAAATTAGATTACCAGATATATCTAAAAATTTTATGGGTGATTTTATTAGAGGATATTTTGATGGTGACGGAAGCATAACAAAAAATAAAAAAAGACCCAATTCGTTTACCGTTAGTATATGTTCAAATAAGAAATTTAATGAAGATGTGGTTAAATATTTAGGGTATGGTAAAATTTATGAAGATAAAAATTTTTCTGTAATAAAAATAAATAAAATTGAAGATGTTAAAAAATTTAGAGATTTTATTTATTGTGAACCTCAGGAGTTATTAGGAAGGAAAAAAGAAGTTTTCGACCAAATAAATAATAACTTCAAAAGGGATTACACCAAAACAAAAAATAGAAAAAAATATAAATTGACTAATCCTCATAATTTAACTATTATTATTGATAACTTAAGGTTATTTTGTGATGAAAATAATTTAAAATACTCAACAATGTCTAATTTATCTAGAGGTGTTGGAAAAATGAATAAAGGTTGGAAATGCGAAATAATAAAATAATAAGATAAATATGTGCGTAAGTTATATAGGGGGTAAATCAAAAATTGCCCCACAATTAATAATTCCTAATATCCCAAAAGATATTGAAGTTTTTATTGAGGTTTTTGGGGGTCAATTCTGGACATTTTTTAAAATGAACTTGGATGATTACCCAAATCTAAAAACAGTCGTTTATAACGACTTCAATAAACTGAACTATAATATGTATCAGTGTCTAAAAGACCATAAACAACTTCTTCAAGAATGTGAAAAATTCATAGTACAGGAAAAAGGAGTTTTTCCGACTAATCCTGTTTGTGAAGAACAATTTAACAGGTTTCAGGCTGAAATATTTAATGAAAATTTCAGCGTACAACCTTACGATTATGAAGTTGCCGCAAAATACGTCTATGTGTTGACACAAGTTTTTTCTGGAGCAAACCCATCTAAGTCAAAATTTATTAACCTAAAAGGTAAATATCATTCAAAATTTACCTCTTTTATGAATAAATTAAAGAAACCTGAATGGCAAAAAATGTTTGAAAGTATTACCTTTGTTGAAAATATGGATTTTGAAGATGTGATTGTGAAATATGACTCACCCACAACGTATTTTTATGTTGACCCTCCATATTATATTGTAGGTGAAGGATCATACTATTCAAATCACGACTTCGATAGGGGAGATCACGAACGTTTGGCAAATGTATTACACAATATAAAAGGTAAATTTTCGTTATCATATTATGACTTTGATTTACTTAAAGAGTGGTTCCCCGAGGACAAATATAATTGGGTAAAAAAGGAGTTTGCCAAGGCGGCTTCAGCCAAAAAAGGGGAGAAACAAAATATGGGTGAGGAATTACTTATTATGAATTATTAATTTTCTGCATTTTCTAATATTTATTATAAAAAAATAATATGTCATTACGCTTTACAAACTTATTAAAAGACCTAATCGTAGAAAGCTCTAGATTTCAGGTTCTTTATGACAAATTCGTTAAACCACAACAAAAAGGACAAAGAGGAATTCTTCCGTTTGAAACTTTATTTGCGTTGATTGCTGCGGATCCAACGTCAAAAATTCCTGATGGAATGGATATTGATAATGTAAAACCACAAGATATGGACCGAGTTAAAATCGGTAAATACGCTCAATGGTTATTGAAGAATTTTGTAACACCTAGATTACCTGAAGATCATCCTTTAATGATTTCAGATCCACAATCACCTCAATACAAACAAGCTTTAAAAGAATACCAAGATTTATTTTTGGAGGATTTGTATAAAGTAACAGGAGACCTTCAAAAGTTTGAAAGATTTAAAAATAGATTACCACAAGAATTACGTGATATCAATAAGTTAACACCTGAAACTCTTTACGATCAAGTTAAAGATTTTAGTTTAGAAAAAACTAAGGCAACTAAAGACGAGAAAAAAGAGGCTTCTAAAACTTACGAACACCCTGGTGCGGATGTTGTTTATCGTGGACAAGATTGGACGGTGGCTAAAATTTCTGACACAGGTCAAATTGGTAAAGATGCCGCTTGTTTCTATGGTGGGTCTTATCAAGAACCATCTAAAGGTGAAACAAGATGGTGTACATCATCACCTGGTTTAACTTGGTTTGATCGTTACATTAAAGATGGTCCATTGTATGTGGTTATACCTAATAAAGGTGTTACATACCAAGGGGATAAAGAGTATGGTGATGTATCGGGTCTTCCGTCACTTCGTTACCAATTCCACTTCCCATCCAACCAATTTATGGACCCGGCAGATAAACAAATAAATTTAATTGATTTTTTAAATACAAATGAAGAAAGCTTAAAACAATTCTTCAAACCTGAATTTATGAAATCAATAACAGGTGAGAAAGGTAGGAAAGTTCAAGTTGATTACCCTGGTGATTCGGCGTCTAAATTCATAGCGTTATATGGTTTTGATGAATTCTTTGAAACATTACCAGATAACCTTGAAAGATTCACATTTAAAAACACTAGTAAGGGAGATAATTTCGCTCTTAACATACCTGACGATATCTCAAGATTTAAAGATCTTTCAGCATTGAATTTGGTAGGTTGTGTAGCATCAATTCCTGATTCTATTTGTGGGTTAGAAAACTTACAATACTTATCACTTCCTGATAATCCCAAACTACAAAAATTACCTGAATGTGTTGGTAATATGCCAAACTTAATGGTTCTTAACATACCGGGTGGTAAAGAAAGAGGAGTCATTCCTGATTCAGTATATCAAAGAGCGGAACAAGATGATGATTTCCACATTTTTGAATAACAAACACAAACAATAAATAAAGCCCACCTTATGGTGGGTTTTTTATTATAAGAAGTATTTATCGTATATGAAAATCATAATTACAGAAGAACAATATGGCAAACTGACTAAAGAGAAACTTAGAAAACTTTGTTATGCTGTATGGAACAATCAAAAAAAGAGGGGTAAAGAACCACACATTGATGATGTAATTTATGATGTGAGTGGTATTCAAAAAGATAGTAATGAAGATTATAAAATTATCAGACCAATATGGTATGAGTACAATGGGGGGTTTAATAGTTTAGCGGATAGAATAGTAGATGAAATTGAGGGTAAAATTTTTGACCTTAAAAGTGATTGGGGCAATTTAGATACTAAAATAAAGGTCGATCAAATTTATCTAAATTCATTTTACGGTTTACCAAAGTCAATTAACATTTCTGTGGATCTTAATAATCAAGGTACTATGGACTTTATGATGTATGAGGAAGGTACCGATAACGAAATTAACGTAAATGATACAATAGAAGCCGCATATATGGAAGCATTAGGTAACTATGAATCTACAGACTTTAAAGATTATTTAGAGGGTGAAGTTTACGATCTTTTATATAAAAAAATAAAAAAATATGGAATCCCACTTGAGGATGTATCCGTTGATTTAAAAGAATTTTAATTATATTTTTGTTGTTATGGGACCAATAGAAAAAAAAATCAAAGAGTATCTTAATAAAGAGGGATTATCTGAAGAAACAAGATTAATCCTTAAGAACCTAAAAAGTGAGGTGAAAGAAATAGAGCCTATCATTATTAATGAGGGGTATCACCAAGGATATAGTGATAAAGAACGTGGTAAAAACCCAACCTGGAATCACTTCAAAACAAGATATTACAACTATATATCAAAAATGAAATTTGGTCAATTGCCTTAATATTTGTATCTTTGTTTTATGGAAAATTTGAATTCATTAGATTTAGTTGCAATTAAATCACTTTGTAAGAAGTATGGTATTGGGACCATAGGTGAAAAAAAAGAACTAATAAAAAAGTTAAAATATTTTTTAGACCCAATTGATGATGTGTTGAATACTCATCCTGGTAGAAAATTACCACCAGAAAAAAAAATCATTGGTATAAAGTTATCTGAAAGAGAGAAACTTAACGAAACCCTTAAGAAAAAAGGTAAATTCTTATATTATTCCTTAGGATATCAGTATTATCTCGTAACGGAACAATAAACCTAGATATTTATTAAATAAAAAAACTATGAAGAAGAACATTAATGAAGAACTTCAGGATATCAAGTTTTTGTTTTCATACAAACCTGGTGTTGTTTTATCCGAACAAGTTGAGGATGATGAAGTTGATTTTGATATGATGGACACTGAAATGGCGGAACAGAGAGAAGTTGAAACTCCTGTTAAACCTGGAATCAAAACCCCAACAAAACCATCTAAACCTGGAACACCATATCGTCCTAAGCCAGGACCTAAGAAAGCACCTAAAGCTAAAAAGGCAGATTTACCTAATTGGTTAACGTTTGATGAACTTGGAATTGAATTCGAATAATATGAAAAAAATAGAAGAAAAATTATATACCGAAGGGATCACAAAAAAACAATTTTTGAGATTGGCGGAAGCACCTATCGATTACGAAGGGCCTGAAAGAATGGAACCTGGCATCGAAAAAAAAATAACAGGTAAAGAAACCCCTTATCACGGATTTCCTGCGGTTCCAGAAATGGATCGAGATTATATCGAATTAATCTCTTCTAAGAGATTTAAGGATTCGGTTGAAAAAGTAAGGGCGGCAATGGGAGACACAAGAGCTATCCAAGGAAGTAACCCCCTTATGACTCTTATGATGACGGCAATGCAATCAATGCAACAACTTGTTATGATTCAAATGCAAAACAAAGAGGCTCTTGAGAAATTAGCTGTTGATTTGGTTAGAAAAGAGATGGGTATTCCTGAAGATGCAATGCAATTTAAAGCAGAACTTGTTATGCAACCTATGGGATCTGCAGAAGGTATGAAACAAGAACCTGAAATGCCATCTGAAGAAGAGATCGAAGAATTTATGGGTGACGTTGAAACATTCAACCTTGAAAGAGCGAAAAGAAGATTTATTAATTCATTAATCCAAGGAGCGGCTTTCAAAGGAGGGCATATGTTTAATATGGCTAAAAATGAGATCAATAATATTAACCCGAGGTTAATGGATTTATTTACTACCACACAAGCTCTTATGGAACACGCTTATTGGTTATATCCTGATATGGAAGGTATGGCCGGCGGTGGCGGTGGACAAATGGGTCAATCGGAAGTTGATGAAGAAACGGATCCACCAACGGTAAAAGCAAAGGCAATGACTTTCCCTCTTTTGGTACACGAATTGGTTAAGGGTGTTTACGAAGTGTTCGGAACTCACGGATTACCTGATGATCCAAAACAACAAGAAATGGTGTTAAATGCTGAAGATACGTTACCTGCTGAAATTTGGGATTCCCGATTGGGTCCAATTTTCTGGGAGAAATTTACCTCAACATATCCTATAGAGTTATTTGAAGAGGATATGAAACACATCCAACATTACTTATTTATGAGATTCTCGGCATTAAACGCTGAAGAATTTATGAAAGTTGCAAAACTTATCTTGAGAGGTGATCCAAAAGGAGAACAAATAATTCAAGGAATGGTTAACGATATTATTCGTGAATTGAAAGAACAAGATTTCAAAGACGCAATGGGTGGTGAAGATGATGATTACGATGATGATGATTTGAGTGGAATAGATATTAGTGATTTATTTTGACATAGAATCATAAAACTATTATATTTGTTTTATGAAAAATATAGATTGTGAGATTTACATAAGTCAGTTGATTTCTTTTTTTGAAAACAACCCAAATGATTTAAGTGATTTGATAGGACAAGTCCAAAAAGAGGAATTCTATCAGAAACTAAGGGAAAGATGTGAAAAGAATTATGATGAAAATAATGATCACGTTATATCGAGAAAACAAATGATTGATATTGTGATTGAGTTAAAAGCTCCTGAACTTCATCAAATGTTAAATCCTGAGAACGAAATTGAAGGATTCATACAGAAAACTAAATGGGGTGATATCATCCTAAATTAAAACCACGATATCGTGGTTTTTTTTTTCATATTTTTTTTGGTATTTATTGAAAATTATATATCTTTGTAAGAGTTAATCAAAAGGGAGAAAATGAACGATGAGAACAATAGAAATTACAATACAGGAAATTTGGCAGGCAACTAGACCTATCATTCAGAAGAGTAAGAAATCTTATACCCGAAAACAAAAACACAAAAACAAAGAAAACTAAAAATATGATATACACTCCGGAACTTATTAAATCTATCGCACCAGCGATCTTCGCAACGGCACCATCTGTTAAAATGACAAACAAATATGAGTTTGTCCCAACAAATGAGGTAATGGAACTTTTTGAAAAAGAGGGTTGGGAATTATCCTCAGTAAAACAAACAGGTAAAGGGGTTCACAATGTACACGAGTTGAAATATCGTAACGGACAATTACCGAAAGTTGGAGATACCGTAGTTGAAGCGGTAATCCGTAACTCTCACGACGGGACAGCAGCGTTCTCAATGGGAGCAGGTTTATTCCGATTGGTATGTTCTAACGGGCTTACGGTTCCGACATCAGTTGCCGAGAGATTCACAATCAGACACAACCACTTCTCTTATGATGATGTGAAGGAATTGGCCGACTCATTCTCAAAGAAACTACCAAAAATTGAAGCATCTGTTAACCGAATGATGGAACGTGAATTAACAGAAAAAGAAAAACTTCGTTTGGTGAGTGATGCGGTTAAGATCAGATGGGCAGTGGGAAGTGCTCCCGTATCATTAGATATGAGTGACATCCTAACACCTTTCAGACCTGAAGATGAAGGAAACGACTTGTGGACGACCTTCAACGTAATCCAAGAGAAGATGATGAGAGGTGGATTCTCATACAAGTCACAACGAGGAAGAACAACAAAGTTGAGAGGAATCCAAAGTATTCAAGCATCAAATCGATTAAACACTAAACTTTGGGAAGCGGCGGAGTTATTATTAGTATAAAGAAACACGGGGACGAAAGTCCCCTTCTTAAATTATGAAAAATTTTAAACACGAAGAAAGATTTTTAGGGAACTTAACAGAAAAGACCGGTGAGTTGTTCTCAATAAATGAATTATCAGAGGGACACGGATTATCACCCTACGAATTGTTTGGTAGACCAAAATTTAATGAGTACTTGTTGGACGGTATTGAATATTCTAATGGGGTGGTTTATTTAGATTCAATTTTTGTGTTTGACGAAGACATTTACATATATTTATCTAAAAGTGATGCAACGATCTCTTCGTTTTCTTGTAAGATTTACTATCCTATTAGAAAGAAAAAAGACGTTGAGTTCTTTATATTAAACTTAAAAAAATTAAAAAAAAATGGAAATTAGTAGTGTAGATTTACAACAAAAAATCAATAACGGTGAAAAAGTAATTGTTGAGTTTTGGGCTGAATGGTGTGGACCGTGTAAAATGATGAAACCTATTTTTGAAAGAGTTGCGAATTCAAATCAAAGCGACGTTCAAATGTATACAATGAATGTGGATATGAATAGAGAATCGGCGGCAAGCCTTGGAATTAGAAGTATCCCTACGGTAAAAGTGTTTAACACAGGTGAAGTAATTCACACACAAGTTGGTGTGATGAATGAAAGTCAAATAAATGATATGGTAACTGAACTAATCAATGGATAAGATAGCGGTGATCTTCACAATGAAAAGTTGTCCCCATTGTCACGATTTTAAAAGAATGTTGACTGAGGAGGGAATCGATTTCATTGATAGAGACATAGACGATCACGAAGAAGAATACGATCTGTTTGTTGAAGCAACGGGGAATGATTTTGTACCGGCATTTATGTTAATTGAGAATCCGGAAAGTGAATCCCCAAATACAGGTCTTTACGCTCCTGATAGAGATTTTGAAGACGTGGATAAAGGATTAGAAATAATTAAAGAATTTTTTGAAAGATAATAAAAAAACCCCATCCTAAGGATGGGGTTTTGTTTTATAGTAACATTATGTCTTCTAACCTATCTTGAACCAAATATGGTTTTGGTGAATCAGGGTTCAATATGTCATTCATAAATTCATAAGATTGTAATCTTTGGTTGAACTCAGTGAGATCCATATCAAACACATCTAAAACTAAATCTCTAATTGTTTTCTTTTGTAATTTTGAGTCCGAAGTGATTTTAATTTTATAGTCCTCATCATCATTCATCTCCGTTGTATAAAAGAAGTATAGGTCATTTACCCCCAACAAATAATACATATGGTTAAAGATATAGTGTGAGTAGTAATACATTCCTCTACCACAACCTAAACTATGTCCATATGGGAATTCGGAACTAACACTGATATCGGAAATAGGATCTTCCTCTGATACATAAAGTGATTTATTAACTGAAATCCATCCCTTTTTAAATTCTTCGAGTTTTTGTTCGTATTTGATGATATCGATAACATTAATGTCTTTAATTTCAAGAGATTCAAATAGATCTTTAAATGATTCAATAAATTCGTATTTAAGTTCGTTAAAGTTAATTTCTTTACTACTTGTTGTCACACCATTAACAACGACAAATGTTTCACAATCGGTTACCTGAATGATTGTGTTCTCTTGTTTCTCAAACTTTGAAAGGATATAGTCGCTAAATAGATTTACAAAATAACGTCTTGTGTTCTTTTCTAATTTTCTCATATTTTGTTTTTTACAATTAATATGAGAATTAAATGAAACTATAAATAGTTATATGTAATCTGTGAAATATTCGTTAACATTTTTAGTGATTTGTGTATAGTCAGGGTAATCAGGGATTCTAAAATCAATACATTCAAACAAACTATCGTTATCTTTTATTAGGCTAGTGTAACTACCATGGTACTCTAGAATGGAATCGTTATAACCTGAACCGGCGGTATCACTTAAAAACGTTTTAACATCACCAACAAAATCTCTAATTTTAATGTATCTAACTCGATATCTTGTTTTTTTAGTACCATCTCTTAAAGTAACTTCTCTTGGTGTTTCAGTGACGTTACCATCGAAATACTCACTTAAACCATCATACACTAATGAAGAAATCTCATCCTCGTAAGACGTATTTTCTGACATATTATAAAGACTTGATAACTCACTACCTAAATCGGATAATTCATCGTTAAATAATTGGTTCATTGAATCACTATCGTTAAGTAACCCATTAAGGTCTTCAGGTCTAATTCTGAAGTAACCTTCGGTACCCTGGTCTTCAGATAAGAACTCAAAAAAGTCCGAATTTAAATCCTCCAACGATAGTTCCTTATAACCAATCTGTTTATAAATAACATCTTTAAGTCTAGTGATGTTTGAATCATCTAAAACACCAATTACCTCACTTGGTTTTGTGTAGCCATCATAATACCATTCGTGGGAATCCTCACCAAAAATAATTTTAGCGATATCTGAAGCACTAGTATTTCGTGAACTAGAACAGAAAAAATCCGCAAGTTCTTCACGATCTCTTAAATGTAGATAAAAACCATCAGGTCTTATTTCGACATCAGTTAATAAATTTGAGGTAATATAAATAACAGTCGATTCGTAATCGTGTTCTAACCCGTATGATAGATAATAATTTTTAAACTCGTTAGGTAAATTATCATAATCTGAAGATGTTATTAAATTATTTTCCATTAAAAAATCAAAAACATCTTTATCTAATTCAGATGAAGGTATATCATTTATATTGATTTCGTCAAGTACTTCGTATTTTTTTAAAAACTTAAAGAAGTTAATTAGGGTATTGAAGTACGGTTCAATATCCTCGTCGTAGTCACCATCATTAAATAACTGAACTAAATTTCTTGCTCTTTCTAAACTCATATGTTATAAATATTAGGTTAATAAAAAAGGTGTTCCATAATGGAACACCTTTACATAGATGATACGCGAATATTATCTTCTGTAATATTTTTGTATAACTTTCTTGACAGACTCTTGAACATTAGTATTATTTTGGGCGGTATTACTCCCCCCTTGTTGTGTTTGAGTTTGTGTTTGAGGTTGTTGTGCTTGTTGTTTGTTTTTACACCCGCATGACATAATTAATAGTTTTATTAGTTTATTGTTTCAAATTTATGTTTATAAATGGTTTTTCTTATCGTACCATTATAATCATTTTTTATTATTTTTCCTCTTAACGCGTTTGAAAGTTTTTGTCTAACATTTCTTTCAGAACCTGTTGTGAATCCTCCATTTATTAAATATCTTGCCGCTTCGAATAAATTATCAAAAGTATTCGAAACACAACCATTAATTTCAGTTAAAGTGAACTTATTTATATTACCGTTTTTGTTTTTATTATATAACGACAACTTTAGTTTAACTTCGTCGTTATAGGTATTTCTTCTAAATTCATTAACTTTCGCCAAATTATATCCATAATTAGAATCGTTCGACTTATATTCTATAATATAATTATTTTCTAATGAAACTAAATTATTAACACCACAAAATTGAATGACCTCAAATAAAAAAGAACTTTCGCCAAATTTATTAAATGAATTTTGTAGATGGAGATTGTCGTGTTTGTTGTTCCGTAACATCCAAAAATGTTTATATTGCCTTTTAGTGACATTTATAGAGCTACCTATATATACCTTATTATCGTTTAAATTTGTAATTTTATATATTCCTGAAGTCATAATAACTATATTCTATAAATATTACAAGTCATGCGAATCGTAATGGATGTGATGTAATAAATTAAAATTATTTGATATTTATAATATATGTCAATTAAAAAATTCATAAAGAACTTTATTATAGAACAAGATGAAAATCTTATTCAACTCACCCCCGAACAATATAAAGAAGTGTTAGAGGATGTTGGTGGTGTTGCCGATAGAGTTGCAAAACTAAAACCGTATAGAGGTAAAGGGATTGTTATTACTGGACCTTTAGATGTTAGTAATAATAAAAAAATCGGACAATTAACAGGTATTGTTAGAGTAATGGGTAGATTGGACATAAGTGATTCAAACGTCCCAAATATTAACGGAATTGAGGTTGATGGTTATGTTAACAATTATGGATCCACAATGTGGAGTATAATAAAACAACAAGAATTGGCAAAAAAACTTGATGAGTTAGAAGAGTTAAGATCTGACAACGAATGGAATATTGCAACTGGTGGTGATGATGATGCGGAAAGAACGGAGGCGTTATACAACTTTTTAATTGAAGAGGGAATTCCTGAGGAAGTTGAAGATGAAGAAGGAAATGAAGTTACTGAAGACAAATACTTTATTTACCCTGATGGGGTGGGTAGTTATGGTTACGGAAAAAAATATGAATGGGTAGGAGGATCGGCGCTAGTTCCAAACACATACGACGTTTATACTCAGGATGAAATGGATAAGGCTGCAGAAGCATATATTGAAAATTTGGTTGATGACGTTGGATATGATGCTTTTAGAGAATGGGTATGGAATGACGCAATTGATGTCCAACATTGGCGTAGATGGTTATATGAATTCTATGAGGACGATATAAGATCTAGCCCGGGTGGAACTTACGATATAGGTTTAGCTTTATCGGATTATCAAAAATCTCAGGTAAGTACGTTGGAAAATACCATTAAGAAATTAAATAATAAATTTATTAGTGGGGGTTTAACCGACGAAGAAAATAAAACAATTCAAAAAAAGATTGAAGGACTTCAGAACACAATTAACAATATTATGGAAGACCCTGAAGGTGACTACGATGAAGATCAGATAGTTCAGGAGATTAATAGTAGGGTTGATGATTATGCGGACGATATTAAATCATTTATTGATGATTATGGGTTTGATAAAAAATTTATTATGGATTTTATTGACATTAGTGAACTTACTAACACAATAGTTAGTTCCGATGGTTATGGAATACTATCAAATAATGGAAGTGATATTTATGAAGACAGAATAAATGGTACTTGGTATTATGTGATACCAACAGATTAGGTATTTATTTGTTTATATCTTTGCGTTATTTTTTTATTATAGGATGGCAAAGAAAAAGAAAATAGAGTTTTTAATGAACACCGATTGGATGTTCGAAAAACCAATAGATAGAGAATATAAGGAATACAAACTCCTTTCGTATTTTCAAAAAATGGGCGAAAAATTAGATAGATTGGAACTATATCCTGGGTTTATTGAATTGTCGTTACATCTAATGAATGTCCAAGCACTTATTAAAGATAAGAAAATCGTTTATACGGACAAAAAATTAAATAATATTGATGACGAGATCTTAGTTAAAGATCTAAAAGTAAGAGCTCTACCTGAACTTTCGCAAGACGAGATGATTGAGTTTAGAGATATCCTTACATTTTCGGCACCACGAATAATGGAATACTTTAGTATTGCAAAATCGGTGTGGTCTATCGTGTTTGATTCGTTAGATATGAAAATCAAAAGAAATAAAAAGAATATACTACACCCAAAGGGGTACTTCTTTTATACTGAAAATGAATCCAAAAAGACATACGTTTGGGAATATACAATCAAAAAAGAAACAAAAAATAACCCACAGAGTATGACAAACATCAATTTAATCTATTTTGATGAGATGGGCGAATTGACGATCCCAAAAATTATCACTACTTTTTCTTCATTCGAATCAAAAGATAAAAGAATGAGTCCGGTGTTCCATATGATGTCAAGTGGTATATTTCCTGTAAATGAAACCTTACTTCCGTTGTTTAAACGAAGAATCGCTGGACTGATCTCTCAAACAAAAGTGATTCAAAGAAATCAAGAAACGGAACAAGATGGGTTTTAATAAGAGAGTATTAAAGAAAGAAAATATTTTAATTCACATTAATGATATAATGACTTACTTAAATGTCGATGCGGTATTCTGCACCGACAATTTTTCACGCGAAGTTTGTGATCTATATAATGAAGGAAAAACAAAAGAAGAAATAATAAATTACATAAACGAAAATAAATGAAAATTAAGTTAGAATATGTATGGGTTGATGGATATAACCCAGAACCAAACCTTAGAAGTAAGGTTAAGATTGTTGATGAGGATACTATAACAGGATCAATAGAAAACCTCCCAATGTGGAACTTCGATGGATCGTCAACAAATCAGGCAGAAACTGATAATTCAGATTGTCTATTAAAACCAGTTAGATGGTATGTACCGGAAGAAATTTCCACCATATATGTTCTATGTGAGGTTTTAAATCCTGATGGTACACCACATAAAACAAATGAGAGATCAAAAATTGGAAATCAATTTTCTGATTTATGGTTTGGTTTTGAACAAGAATACTTCATTATGAAAGAACCTAATGGGCCAATTTTGGGTCACGACAGAAGATCCCTAGAAGGACAAGGTAAATACTATTGTGGTGTTGGATCAAACGTAGTTGGTCGTGACTTTGTTGAAGAACATACCAATATGTGTTTAGAATATGGTATCGACATTACTGGCACAAATGCTGAAGTGGCGTTAGGTCAATGGGAATATCAGGTCCTATCAAAAGGTAAGTTAAAAGGTGGGGATGATCTATGGATGAGTAGATATTTTTTGGAAAAGATTTCGGAAAAATACGGGTATGAGATTACCATACACCCAAAACCATTAAGATCTGGTGAATGGAATGGATCTGGATTACATACAAATTTCTCAACTGATATGATGAGAAACGAAAGTAATGAAAAATATTTTATGTCATTATTTGGGGCTTTTGAAACAAGACATAATGATCACATCAAGGCGTATGGGTCTGATAATGAGTTACGTTTAACGGGTAATTTTGAAACTCAGTCAATTGACAAATTCAGTTGGGGGGTATCTGATCGTGGAGCGTCAATTAGAGTTCCCCAAGATACCGCAAAGGAATGGAGGGGATATGTTGAAGATCGTAGACCAGGATCAAACGCCGACCCATATAAAATCATCCAAGAGATCGTTACATCACTTAGTTTAGCGGAACAAATTTACGAGATGAAATCTATAATGAACAATAATGTTGATATGAATGGTCTTAGTGAGAAATATGGAACTATGTCTAATGACGAATTATTAAGTGAATATCAAAATGATGACGATCACGAACTTACAACTGAAAAAAATAATTAATTAAAATGGAAAATAATAACGAACAAGTAAATCACCCAAATCATTATGGTGGTGAAAATAACCCTTATGAGTCAATCAAAGTTATTGATGCTTGGGAATTAGGATTCTCATTAGGAAATACGGTAAAGTATATATCAAGT